AAACCCTTCAGCGCAATATCGGCCGCGCTGCCCAGGTTCACGAGCGCAGGGATCACGTCCTGGCCCAGTTCGCGATTCATCTGACTAAACTGCTCGTTGACAATATTGACCTGGCCCTGAGGGGCGTTGAGCGCACTTTGAAAATCGGTCTGCACTCTCGTGCTTGGAATGTCGTATAGTTTTGCCTCATCGGCTTTGAAAACATCAAAATTCTCGGCGATGGCCATCGCCGCATGCGCGGCCTGCTGGTTGTGGAATAGCGCACCGAAAATCTCACGCTCATCCGTGCCGGAAATATCGGCGGGCAATTTACTCTCGACGAGGTGAGCCAAGTCCATCATCGCATCGAACGATCCTTCGCCCGTTGCTTCGCGGCTGTCCAAATATTGGGGAATATTGATGCCGCTAATATGGTATTTATCGAACAGAGCGCGCGCAGAAGGAGCCAGCAAATCCATGGAGCGCTTCGTCCGGTCAAAAAATCGCGCCGCAATCGGCGATGCCAGATAGCTGAGCAAATCGTTCGTATCGATGGCGTCTTCGGCTGAATCGCTATAGTCCTTATGCGTTGCTTCAACCTCAGCCGCCACCTGCACCAGGCCGCCGATCCCTCCATCCTTCATAAGACTCAACTGGGCTGCGAACCCCTGAAGCGAATTCCCGAAATCCCCGACGGAGAAACCACCAAGGCTGGACGCTCCCGAGATGATCGACAGGGCACGCGAGATCTGGTCGGGCGAAATGTTCAGCACCTGGTTCAAGGCGGAAACGGCCTGCGCATCTTCTATCGGCTCGTTGTTGTACGCGGTCGCATCCTGCGCCAGCGCAGGCATGGATTGCTCGATCACATTCCGGTCCATCCCGTGGATCACGAGATAATAATAGGCTTCGGCAAGATTAGAGGCGGAATTCCCCGTTTTTAAAGCGAGACTATCGAGCATTGAGGTAAGCCGATCGACCTCATCCTTGGCTTGGTCACCGCTAAATCCCTCTTTGATTGCGGTTTGCATTAAGAGCCCAGCGAATTCAGCGTATTTCTCGGCAGACTCTCGGGCGAGGGATGCTTCGACACCAGCCATCAACAGATGCGTGCCGACATCCGCCGCACCATGGCCGCTCGGCTGCCGCGGATCATCTGGCTGCGGCACCGGTTCAGGCTCCGGTCCAGGCTCCTGCGGCGGCGGCGGCGTCGTGCCGGGCGGAATAAACGCCGGGGAATCGGGCGGCACATACTCGGGCGGCACGAACGACGGCACAGAAGCCGCCTGCAGCACCTGCATTTTTTCAGCATTGGCGTCGAGCTGAACGCCCAACTGCTGCGCGGCCTGCACCGCCTCGTCGGTCTCGGTCACCACGCTCTGCATGCCGTCCACCAGGCCCACCGGTGCCTGCAGCCCGGCCAGCGTGGCCGTGAGTTCCCCCAGTACGCCGGTCAGCCCCTGGATCGTGCTATCGAGCAGCCCGAATTCGCTGCGCACCTCATCCAGCGCCGCATTGCCCTCGGCCTGGATCCGCAGCGTAAGTTCGGCAACAAGATCATCATGCATTCATCGCACCCTTCTGGCGTTCAATCACCCCAGCTGCGGCAGCATTCCAGAAGCGGATATCATCCCACGTCAGAGCTTCGAGCTCGTGCCGGGACCAGCCGTAAAACCTGCCCAGCCCCGCCAGAATTACGGGCCAGTCCGGCGGCCAGGCGTCGTAAAAAAACGGAAGACGATGAGGACGGCGGCCATATCCGCCGGGTCCATCCTCTCCTCGAGCAGCGTGGCGCGGCCGAGCGTCAGGCCCGCCAGCACCATCAGCACATGCGCGCGGAATGCGTCGGTCGGCGCTTCGCGCACAAGGCGGTGCGTGGCACCCGTCATGCGACGCAAATGCAGGGTCTTATAGACCTCGGTCTTTTCGGTGCCATCAGCGGCAACAAACCGGAGCGTCACCGGAAAATCCAACGTCAGCTGATAGCTGCCATCGCCCACGGCCTTTGCATTCTCCGGAAAATCGGGCGGCAACTTATCCACGCGCACGATCTCGCCCAAATCATCCAGCCGGGGCAGCGCGACTGGTGCCCGCGCCGCCGGCGCATCCGCCGCATCGGGATCCTGCAGGATCTCCAGCTTTTGCAGATCGAGGCTCACGAGACCACCTCAGTCGCCGGCTGGCCGGACCATTCGAGCGACACGTTATTGCCCGCCCCGCCTTTCACCATCGTGTCCTTGATGATGACTGCGCCGCTGATCGTGTAGGTCTGGCCCGAATCGCATTGTACCTGCAATTCGGAATTATTGTAGGATTTCAGGGTGGCAAGCGACATGCCTGCCTTCAGCGGAAAGCTCGCCTTTACGGACGACGCAACGAAGCTCTGCGAAAAGGTGATTTCCTTGCCCGCGACCTGGGTCGCATTGATTAAGCCGCCCGGCGAAAAGCTGCTGGATTTCGACTCGACGTTAAGCTTGGTTCCGCCCCAAATAAGGCTGAGAATACCAAGCGCTTGAGCGGTTGAACCGGACATCGTCTACCTCAATTGTTAGAGATGAATTCGAGCGAGCCCGCCAGAACCATCAGATTGCCCATCACCTGGATCTGCTGGCGCGAATTCACCCGGTCGCCGTCATTCGGATCGATCGCAAATGTGCTGTTCGCCGCCGTCACTGCCGAATTCTGGATCCAGCCGTTTTTCTCGTACACGGCGCAGCGGCCCGTCCAGCTGCCCTGCAGCATCTTCGGCGTCACGACGCCCGGCGCATAGTCCGCCGCCAGCGTGCCATCCTCTGCCAGCAAATTGCGCGGATACAGCTCGGAGATATAGCCGTTCCAATCGTACCGCACGCGTGTCGGCACTTTCGCGTTCTGAAGATCGAACCAGCCGAAGTCTTCGATATTGGTTCCCGGGTCGGTCCGGAACGTGGTCGTCACGCGCTCCAAGTAAACCGTGCCGATCGAGTCCGTATAATAGGTCGAGAGGCCGGAGAGCAGCAGAGTTTCGCGCTCTTCGGGCGAGAAAACATCGGCGGATGCCGGCGCGACAATACCCGGCAGCGGCACCGTTTTCATTTGCAAAGCCGGTGCCTGGGCGGAGCTGTAGCAGCAAGCGCCTGCCATCGAGGCCGCGAATTTCCACGGCGGCGTCATCGGGTTCTGCATGGGCAATGCGGAGAGATATTTGCAGCCCGGCGCAAAATTCAGCGCCGTGCCGTAGGTCCCGCCGAGGCCGACATACCCGTGCGCATCCAACTTCACCATCGCGCCATAGCGCGCGTTCAACCAGTTGGCCAAGGTGGTGATATTTGTGGTATCGGTCCAGGCGAACGCGACGTCCGTATACCACTTGCTAATACCAGCGAGCGCGGTGGCAACCGTCGTCGTCGGGTCGGTGGCGCCGCCATGCATCGCGGTGATCACCACGGATATGCCCGGCGGCGTCATGTCGCCGTTCTGCGCGTTGATGCGCACATCGATCTGGTTGCCCAGCGTGCCGGCATTCCCCGCCGCCAGATTAACAACCGATGCGCCGGTGGTGTAGCTCGCTCCGGTGATAACCAGGCCGCCATTGCCCGGCTGGCTCTGCAGCTCGATCTGCGCGTATAAATTCGCGGCCACCGTCGCGGCCGTGTCGCCGATATTCACGGCCACCGGCACGCGCACGCTGGCGATATACACCGGCAGCGTGCCCGCCGCCGTCGCCGTCCCAAAAATCCCGATGGAGCCGCTGGCGTTCGCAGCACCCGGGGCGTCCGCAATGCCGATCGCATCCAGCGGTGTGTACGGGTTCGCCTTGATCCAGGCCGCGCACATGCTGGCGATGATCGAGCCCACGCCGAAGAGCGCATTCGCCTGCGACGGGCTATTGATCCGGTAGGTCGCACCTGGCGCGCCCAGCACGCCGGTCGAAAACATCTGGCCGATGACCAGGCCTGCAGCGGGGAAGTCGAGCGTGGCATTCTCGTTGATTGCCTGCTTGACCTCCATATATTCACCCGGAACTTTCCAGGTGTACGGGATCTCCGCGAACGCGATGATGCCGGGCGATGCCTGAGCGGCGCTTTGAGCTCCGGACATTTCTTACTTCTCCCCTTTTGCTGCGGGCGCGGGCGGTGCTGCCGGCGTCACGGGCTCGGCCGCCGGCGGCGTCACATGCGCACTGCCGCGCTGCGTGCGCAGCGTCACCGGCGCCACATTTTCAGGCGCCGTGCCTTCCACCAGGTCGCCGGATGCGATCAGCCGCACCACGTGCAGCGTTTTCACCACCGTGGCGCCGCCGGCGGGAACAGAGCCGCCACCGGGAAGCGGCAACGGCACTTTGCGCCCCGCGCCGGGCGTCACGAAAACCTTGTTCTGCTCAGTCATTCGGATTTTCCCAATCAGAGGTATAAGTGTCAGTGCTGCCGCCGGCATCGGTCGGCACGTTCCAGGTGGTCGCCAGCTCCTCAAACACGCCGAGGCCGCCGGGCTTGGTGAACGCATCCGCCATGTTGATGGTGAGGGGGATCTTCAGCTCCAGCGAAATCACCGCAGAGTCCTCGCTCCAGGCTTCGGCCACCGCATTCGCAACCTTGGCCACGCTGATGCTACCCGTCCCCGCCACTTGCCCGTGGAGCACCGCGACGGCTGCGAGGGCCATGTCCAGCACGCCGATGCCCTGCGCATCACCATAAAAGCGGCTTTTCGGCGTCCCCTGCCGGCGCACGGCCGTCAGCAGCATCCAGGAGGCCACGCCGTTGAACACGCTGTCCGCTTCACCCTTGGGCATCACATTCACAAAGCCGAGGCCGAGGAATGGCTGGTTGCCCTGCGTGATTTCTTTCCAGCCCGCGCGGTCGATATTCGCCGGCAGATATTTGAACTGGAAAAGCGATGGCGGAAACACGAGCTGCAGCAGCGCCGCAATCGCCAGGCCCTGCCGCCCAAGCAGCCCATGAGGGATCGGCGAGACGCGCGTCACGGCCTCGCTCATGGAAGGTCGCCCCAAAATCCGCCGAACCCGCCGCGCTCCTCACCGCGATCGGAAAACACATCCCGCCTGGTCTGCATGGTCGCAAAACTCTCTTCGCCAGGTGCGACCTCGGCCAAATCGAGCAGCACCTCACCGCGCGAAATCCGGCCCAGCCAGGAGATCATGTCATCGCGGTTTTTGGTGGTCTGCTCGGACGGCGAACGCTCGCCGCCCAGCGAGAGATCATAGCGCGCCAGGTGGCAGCATGCGCGGTTGATCTCATCGGGCGCCAGATCCAGCGGCACGCGGTAGCGCTTGCGCAAATACCCGTCGATCACCGCCGAGGCTTCGCGCAGCGCGACATGCACCGGGGCCGGCACAATCGCCACCGCCTCCGCGCCATCCGGCGTGGTGGCGCGGATCAGCTCCGCCTCACCAAACCGCAGCACCATATCGGCGATGGTGGCGTAGGCCATTATTTTGCCTTCGCGCCTTTCGTGGCGGCTTCCAGCCCATCGACGAATTCATCAACATTGTCATGGGTGATTTCCACACCCGCAACCACGGTCAGCAACCGGTCGGCAATAATCTCCTTCAGCTGATCCTTGGAGAATTTGTCGGCCGGAAATGTCATGGCGCCGGTGAACGAAACACCCGCGCAGAAGCGCGGCAGATGAGAGGAAGAGGTGACAACGATTTGCGGTTTCATGGCATCCTGCATGATTGCGGGCGATCAAGCCCTGTTGAAAATCTTTATGGCCGCTAGGCGCTGGCTCAGTTGAGCCAGCGGTTTTCAACGGCCTTCACGAGCCCTTTGAAGGTATTGGGCGCGAGCTGCGTGGCGCTCACCGGGTTGGGGTCGTAGTCGTTCGTCGCGTAACCAAGCGCGGTCGGATACAGCGATGTCGGAACGACAAGCTTGGTGGGCGTGATGCCCATCGGGCTACCGTCCGGGCGCTTCCACAGGCCCATCGTATTTCGCGCGGCGATCAGGTTCGCCAGATTGAGCGGCGCATCGGAGCGGAAGATCAGCTGATACAACCCGTAGCCAGCGGCGCACCGGCCATCCGTGCCCCAGAGAAACTCATTGTTATCGAACACGCTCGGGTCGGTCATGCTGAACCGGGCGGTAATCGAGAACGGGCGGCGCTTCTGGAACACGAAGGGCTTCAGCACATGCGAATCATCGATCAGGTACCAGCTGGTCGAACCGCCGGCCTGATAGTTCGAGTTCGTCTGCGCGGAGCCGGTATTCGGGAAGCTCACATGCGAGGCGGAGAAAAAATCCTGCCCATCGACCCAGGTGGTGGTGGTGCCGTTTTTGAACAGGCTTGCAACCAGCTTATCAGGCAGGTTGCCGGCGTCCTGGCCGAGCTGCTTCGCAGCCGGCGCCAGCATGCCGTATTTGTCGTCCTCGAGCTGCTCGCGCCGAACGCCGATCGTCTCTTCGAACGTGCGGTTCGGAATCGAGAATGTTTCCTGGCTCAGCGAATTGACCACACGAGCGCCGATCCACTCGCGCACGCCGGGCAACATATCCAGGCGCGGATAGACTTCGGAGTCGCCGGTGGAATTCACCTCAAAACAGAAATCCTTATAAATGCTCGGCGCTGCATAGAGCTGGTCGTTGAACGCCATCTGCACATTGTTGTTCAGCGTGGTGAGCGCCGGAAAGGTAATATCCATGATTAATGTCCCTGCACTTTCACATAGGTCTGGCCGTTATCGATCCCGGCCACGTAGCCGATGATGCCTTCGAAGCCGCTGCCCGGAACGGCCAGCGTCAGCGTGCCGTCATCGGTTGCGTAAACTTTGGCGTTGATGCTGGCGGGAGTTGCCGCCGGCACTGTGAGCGCGAACGTGTCGTTCGATCCGACCACAGCCGTGGCGCTGGGGTTCGCATTGCCCAAATTATTCACGCCGTTCAGCGCCATGCCGACGAAAGAGACGATCCCGGCGGTCTGGATGCGCACGGCCTGGCCGCTGGCATTCAATCCAAACAGGCCGCCGGCATAGATCACCTCGTTCGGCGCAACGGGGTAGCCAAAAGCATCGCCACGCGCCGGGCCGCGGCGCGAGACGGTAATATTTTGCGTTAATGCCATTACACGGCACTCCCTTCATTTTTCGCCTTCATCTTCTTCAGATTCTCGGCGTATTTTTTCGGATCGGTCCCCATGCGGGTGCAGATCGCCATATCCTCGGCGCTCAGCCCATCGCCATCGCCGGCATCGTTCAGCGCAACGACCGTGTTGCCCGCACCCGTCGTTTTGAGCGACGGCAGACCGTTGATGATCTTTTCAGCATTCACCGGGTTCGCAACATGCATTGCGATGTATTCATCCCGTGTGGCCGTGATCGGCTTGCCGAGCTTGATCGCGGCATCCACAAAGGCCACCGCCTTCGCCTGCGCGGCATCGGCCTTCAGGGTGTTGAGGGAGGTTTCAAGCTCAACCACCTTGCTCACCGGCACGGTGGTGCGCTTGAGCTCGGCGATTTCCCCTTCCAGGGTCGTCACCCGCGCCTGCGCCGTTTGCAGCGCCGTTCCCGTCTCGCGCGCGGTATGCAGCGCGGCCAGCAACGCATCGTCCGGCACCGTCGCGGCAATGCCGAGCGCGGTGCAAATCGCTAATTTGTCCATTTTATCCCCGGAGGTGTGCAGCGCCGTCAGCTGCGTAAGGTTTGGGTTGTTGGTCAGCGCCGCGCTCAAAATCCTGACAACGGTGCCGTCTTTGGTGTGCGTGAAAACCGGGCTCAAACCCTTGTAGGATTTGTCGGTCATCAGAGCCGTGCCGGACTCATTCCACTCCGGCCGCCCCCAAATCCCATCAGCGCGGTTTTCCATCTCCACAATCCAGGCTCGCGCCGGGCTCGGCGCGCCACTATCCGGGGCGCGCTGGGTGCTGTGGTTTTCGTCAACGGGCAGCTTGCCCGCCCCCATCGAGGCCGCGATCACCGCTGCCGGGTCGCGCAAATGGAACGTTTTGCCATCCAGACCCGAAAAAGTGCCGGCCGGAATAAGGTGCAGCCATTGGGGTACACCCTCTCCGGCCGGCAAGCTCAGTGTATGGGAGGAAACGTCCATGAGCGGAGAATGTGCGATGCGAATCACCTCCGCACGCTGACGCATGTCAGCGGAGAGTATCTATTTAATGCAGTTGCTTATGGGATGACCCTACTATGCTGCTTAAACACGGTTTCGGGCAAATCCAAAATCAGCCGCCTGGAGCGGCCCCTGATTCGCCGGATGCCCTGTCACAGCACCCAGAATCGCCGAAGGCCCAGAAACCCCGCTTAAACGGACTTAAACCGGCCTTAAAATCCAGCCGCCCCCCGCGAACGCGGCTGGCGGGCGAAACAGGCTGAAATTCGCCCTCAGCCGGGTCCCATTTGCCGCATGAGGTACTCCTCGGCCAGCAGGGTGATCTCCTCGCGGTCCTCAGCGCTCAGCCCCAGGTAAGGGCGCGCCGGAATGGTCACGGACTTCACCTGCACCAGGACGCCCTGCGTCAGCCCGTAGAGCTTGCCCGCACCCGCACCGAACGTATCGCCCAGCACAAAGCTGAGCGCCTTGGCGTTCTTCGGCACGATCACGGCGCCAAACTGCTGCGCCGCCGCGTACACCATCGGGCTGCCCCAGCTCACCTCGCCCACGCCGGCGCGGAATGTCTGCGAGTTCCGGAGGTCACCATGCAGATACAGAATGTCATAGCCGGCGGGCTTGATGGCCGCATAAGCCGGGTTCAAGGGCGTCCAGGGCGTGCCATCCGGCGCGGTCTGGCTCTCCATCCGCCGCACCGTGCTGTCGCGCCCGTATGCGCCGATGATGCGCAGCAGGCCGGCATTCTCTTCGAGCGCCGCCTGGAGCCGGTCCAGCCCGGCGATCACCGGTCCGTCGTCGAAATTAAACGTGAAGGCCGCGCCGGTCATATTTCTGGAATTCGTGGGTGGTTTGCCCTATATTCATCCAGGGCACGCCGCGACACGGTGTTATTCACCCCGCCGTAGCACGGTTCGCAAGAACCGGAGCGCCATGTGAGGTTTCTGGGTGGCCTCACCGGCGTGTCCATTCATTCCTATCCCCATGAAGAACTTTGGCACCTTTTAGCATGCGCGCCAGATCTCTCTCGGTTGTGCGGCGAAAGCTCACCAGATAAGTCTCTTTGCTGTCACGGGTGGCCTTTATCACGGCCATCAAGATCAGATCATGCTCCCGCACTACGCAGATACGACCGTCCTTACCGGTGAACACGAGCTCCGGATGCGTGATGATGCCATCGAGTGCTGCGTAATCTTTGACGAACATATCCGGGTGCCCGTCCTTTTCCGCGAGCAGCCCGAGCTGCTTGCGCATCGTATCCTCGGAGAGCAGCACGGCGGGCGATTTTCCGCCCAGCGCCTTCAGCAGCTTCGCATCGAGCGTGCCGACCTGCACCGAACCTTCCGGCTTGGCGATGAATTTCTGCAGCACATCCGGCGGCACCGCCGTGCGGCCTGGTGGCGCCAGCACCGGCGGCGGCGGTCCTACCGGCTTCACGCTCGGGGCTTTTACCGGCTGTGCCGCGCGCTCCTTCCACGCGTTCCCAGGATTATACGCAAAGCCCGGATCCACGCCGGCCGGATACTTCGTCACTACGCCGGTCTTGCGATCGACATATTCCATCCAGTTGAGCTTGGGCGAGGGATCAGGCCCGCTCTTGCCCATGCGCGCCAGGCCGCGCTCGCTCACCGTGACCACCATGCAATGGCATCCCCAGCCATTGGGCGGGTAGCAGGTCGCCCAGAACGGATCATCCGCCCGCAACACCATGCCGCTCCATGCCAGATGCTGCAGGCGCGGGTTCGGGCAATTGACGTGGACATACAGCCAGTAGGGAAACGCCGCCAGCACATCCGGGTCCGTCATCTGCGCATAGCGCCCGGCCGAGAAGGCCGTGGACATGTTGGTCGAGTAGATGATCTTCGCGCGCCAGTTCGCCGTACCGGTGTGGCTCCAGCCGTGCCGCTTCACAATGTCGTCGAAATCCTTGCGGAACTCCTGCAGCCCCGTGCCTTTGGAAACCGCCTTGTCCAGCGCTTGGCGAAAATCCGCCACCAGCGATTTGCTCGCCGCTCCCGCCACCATGAACGAGCGCGCATGCGCCTCATCCATCACCGCCGTCCAGTGCTTCGTCGGCATATCGACCTTCTGCCGAAAGAAATCCACCGCCTCGTCAAACGGCAGATTTATCGCACTTGCGGTGCTGGGCACGGATTAAGCCTGCCGCGCCTTCGCATGCGGCGCGATCTCATCGAGCAGCTCGGCTTGGCCAACCAGGTTCGCGAGCGCCATGCCCTGCGTCATCGCGGTCATGAACGCGGTATCGTCCAGCTGGAGCTTGCCCAGCCGCGCCGCCAGGTCATGCATATCGCTCGCCTGCTCAAAGCATTCGCGCACCTGCGCTGTCATGCTCGCCATCGCGCCGGCGGCCTCGCGCTCCAGCCGGGCAGAGAGCGCATCCATAATCGGCGTCGGGTCGGCGGTGTGCGTGGCAATCAGCCGCCCGAACATGCGCTTCTGCTGAGTCATCAGCGCGCGTGTGTCGGAGTTCGGGTTGATCTCCGGATGCGGGTTTGCCTTCGGGGTCAGGTCCGCCTTCACCAGCGGGTTGCCGTCCGCATCCACAGCGGCCGCACCGGCCGGCGGCTGCGGCGGCGTCCCGATCACCTCATCATCGCCCTCCGGTGCGGTCAGCTGCAGCCGGTCGCGTACCTCGGACGCCTTGGTTTTAAATCCGAGCGGCCCGAGATCGGCCACCGCCGCAATCACATCGCTGAGCGGCACCTGTTCTTTAGTGCCGATCTTAATGCGTGGATAGCCCGTCTGCGGCCCGAAGGTGAACGCGACCGACGGCTGCACGATCTGCCGGTTGATGTTACCCGCCAGCAGCATCGCGTCGAACTTCTCAACATCTTGCTCGGCCGAGCGGTGCTCTTGGCCCACAGCATGCCCGCCGGCGATCGCATCCGTCCCGGCCGTGCCGCCGAGCACGAGCTTGCTCACCTCATAATTCAGCCAGTTGGCGCGCTCGGGAAACAGCTTGGCCCCGTCATTCGCGCCCTTCGCCTCGATAAATTCCATCTCCATCGACTTCGGAATGATCGCAGCCAGGTCACCCGCAATGCCGCGCACCGCGCGCCAGAGCGTGCGCTTATCGGATTCCGACGCCTCGGCCCCGTAGCGCCCCAGTCGCACCGGCAATCCGTAGCCCTGCACGAAGAGCGCCCAATCCTTCAGCGTGAAGGTCGAAAACATCCACATGAAGGCGATCAGCCGTGTGATGCCGCTGCGCGCCGCGCCGCCGGATTTGGTCTTATGCGCGTGCAGCAGAAACTTATGCCGCGCCAGCGGCGCGAACCCGGCGTCACATCGCAGCCAGATGGTCTCGCCATCCTCCCAGCTCACCTCGAAATCCCGCTGGTGGCGCCAGATGATCTCTGCCGGCCAAACATGGGTTGGCGATGTGTCCCACATGATCTCGTTGACGGAATAGCCTTTGCCAATCGCATCCGAGATATCGAACATCGCATGCTGCAGCACTTGGGTATCCAGCCATTTGCGCACGAAGTCGGCGTGCTTCTCGCCGTCCTTCACATCCTTCGCCGCTTCCACCGTCATCGGCAGCAGCGTCACCTGGCGCTTGCGCTTGCTCAGCACCGCCGCGTAATGCGGGAAATTTTCCTCGATCTCCTCGGCCAGGATAAACCATTCCCGCGTGTTGCCGTTGTTCGCCCCGCGGATCAGCATGCCCAGACGGCGCGGATCCGTGGCGAACGCCAGATCGCCAGTGAACGGCGGCCGCGAGCCAAAACTATTCGGCGCCGCGATCTGGGTTTTTAAGACCGCGATTTCCGAGCGGCTGATCGGATTGCCGAACTGGTCAATCACCGGCTTGTAATCATCCGCCATTTTTCTGGTCCTTTATTTGGCCGCGCACCCGGCGGCCATTGATCTCGGCAATCACCGCCTCTTGCCGACTGGATGCCGCACTGCGCGCCGATGCCCAACCAGCCAACCCCTCTTGATAGTCGGCAAGCGCATAAGCATCGTTCGCGGCCTGCAGCTCCGCACGCAGCTCGTTCCCGGACATTTCGGAAAGCGGCTTCGCGGGTATGATCATCGCGAGCTCTCCATTTCCTGCACTATCGGATCATTCGGCGGCAGCTTCGGCGCCAGGTGCGCGGGCAGCTGCCGGCGATATTTCCACGCCAGCTCCTTAATCCGCGTAACCTCGGCATCGGTCGGCATCGCCCGAAACACATTCAGCCGCGTATCCATCGCCTCGATAAACCGCCCCTCAGGGCTGGCTTTATGCAGGCTTAAAGCCAGCATTTTGCTCACGGTAATCCCGAGCATATTGATGATCGAGGCATTCACGCGGGCGGCATCATCCTCATCCCGCTCAGGCTGCGCATAGGCCATCAGTAATCCCTCCGCGTCAGGGCGGGCATGAACCCGCCATCGTTGTTACGCTCGTCATCGGCCCGGTTCGCTTCCTCGGCCGTCTCATAAAATCCGGTTCCCGCCGGCGCAGCACTTGCGCGCGGCGCGCCCTCATATCCAAATTCCTCAGGCTCGGCCCGGCTGGCGGCCACGGCCAGCGCGCTGGCAACCGCGCTGTCGCCATGGCGCTTCTTGCCGACTTCGCCGGTGCGTTCATCAGGGATACGTCCAACACCGCGGATAAGTTTGACCAGGCGGTGGTCATCGAGAATTTCCCGATCGCGCGGAATGACGATGGTGCCGTCTTCAAACTGCGCCTTCCAGCGCGGCATATTCTCACGGTACCACGGCTCGTTGATCATCACGGCTTCGATACGCTCGCCATATTTCAGCTGCGCCTGCTCCGCCAAATATCCGCCATTTCCGGTCGCATCGAGCTTGCCCGCGCGGAACAGCGGCAACCGGTCCACAATATATTTCAGGATCTGCTCTTGCGCCGTATACGGCACGTTGCGCATCTCCAGTACAAACGGCGTGCGCAGCACCAAGTCGCGGCCGATCGCGAGCGGCCAGAACACCGAAAGGTCGCGCTTACGCCCAAAATCCATCCCAAAGACATGTGGCGTCTTCGGGTCCAGAGTCTTTAAAATCGGTAGCAGGTTCTCATCGCAATAGTCCTTGATCTCCGCGAGGCGGAGATGCTCGGCCATCATGAGGAAGCTGGCGGGGAGTTCCAGCCGAACCACCTCGATGCCGTCCTGCATCCGCTTGTCGATGACGGCGGCAGAGAGATATGCGCCGGACCCCTGGCTCGGAACGACGAACAATTCCTCGTCGGCTGACGAACCGTAGATCCCGATGATCTCGGTGCGCCATGCCTTCTCGGCCTCAGCCGACCACTCTTTGCCGGTGGCAAGGCACACACGCTTATACAGCCCGTCCTCGAGCGCCTCATCGAACGTGGTGCGGCCAAGGTGATACGGCAGCCGGCCGGCCCGGATATCGTTAACCAGGATGTTGAACGGGTTGGAATCGCCATCATGGGTGCTGAGCACCACAACCTTGCCGCCCCAGATCAGCAGCGCGAAAGCGGCCTTGAGCACGCCCGGCAAATCATCATGGAACGCGGCCTCATCGATGATCACCACGCCCTGCATACCGCGCAGCGAGCGCGGTACCGATGGCAGCGCCAGCACCTTGAACCCGCTCGCGAACGTCACGCGGAATGCTTTGATGTCCTTCTCGGGATGCTCCGGATCGTGGAAAATCTCCTCGCCCAGCTCCACGGCCACGCCCAGGAACGCCTTCGCCCACTCGCCCACGTAGTCGATGAACTCGCGGGCCATCTCCAGATTATACCCGAGATAAAAAACATCCTGCCCGCCGGCTTCGCGCGACGATGAAGCCGTGAGCACCGCCAGCGCGCCGATCGCCCAGGAGAAGCCGGTGCGCCGGCTCTTCTCCCAAACCACCACCGCATGCTGCGACACGCCGGTCATCAGTCTCTGCTGATACGACATAAAAACGTCCGGCAGATCCGCCACAGCGTTTTCCAGCGCGCTATCCGTCATGGCGCGCCTGCGCGTCTAGCCAGCCCCGCAACCAGGCCGCATGCAAAGCGCACTCGGCCTTGAAAGGGTTCGCGGCCTGATCCTCGCCACTGACGAACGCCTCAACCCCATCGCGCTCCGCCATGAGATCGAAATCGACGATATCGCGAGCAGGGACGGGATTTTCAGCCATCCGACGAGGCTGCTGCGAGCCGGGTACGAAGCAAATAACCCTCCAGCTGCCAGATTTTATTCCGCGCATTTTCACGCGCCAGGCGCTTGCCGATATCGGCGTCAAAATTCTCAATGCTCGCCGAAGCACTTTCCCCGAGAACGTGAAAGCCGTTCTTCAAGGTGAGAACGCAAATGGTCAGCGCAGTGCCAGGAACGCGGTGATAATATTCACCTGCGATCTGGGCATCGATATGCGCAGGCGTCAGACGCGGCGCATTCAGGCCCTTCGCTTTCATCTCATTTTCAAGTGAGGCTTCATCCGCCGACCTGTTACCTATGCTCATCACTTCACTCCCAAAATTTTGGCCTTGATCGTCGCCACGGTATCCTTGGAGAGCCCCGCCTCTTTCGCCACCTCATCCACCGCCTTGGCGGACTCCGCCCGCGCCTTCTCGGTCGCGCGCTTCTCCGCCAGCGCCAGGAATTCCACGTTGGACTTGCTGGCCCGGCCCAGATGGTCCAGCGCCTTGGCCAGCATCATCAGGCCCTCAGGGCTGCCCTTCATGGCCTCTTTCGCATCGAGCGCTACGCCATCGGCATCGCCATCGAGCATGTTCATGAAGATGTCGTTGATCGTGCCGTGCAGCAGCTCGATGTTCAGCCGCGCCGTCTTGCTCTCAGGCGCGTCGCCCAGCTCGCGCACCAACGCCTCAGCCACGATGCGCGACTGGCGCATCTTCTCCGCGATCTTGTCGAACCCCTTAATGTGCCGGCCCATAGCGGAGCGCGAGATCGCGATATGGCTGCGCATATCGGCCAGATGCGCCAGGATTTCATCGATCGTGCAGCCCTGCTCGGAGCGCAGCCGGCCGATTTCGATACGGATCTCCTCCGGCAGCTTATCGATGCTGGAACGCCGCGCCATCAGCCGGCCTCAAGTCGCGCCACGCCAGGATACACGCGCCCCTGCGCCACCTCCTGCCCAGCGGTGAGCAGGTGCGCAATCCACACCTCACCATTCTGCGCCGGCAACTTTTCAAGTCGGATCAACGCATGCTCGCCAAGGTATGAAAGATCCGCGCGGATCAGATCGCGGGTCGGGTGATGGCCGAATTGCTCAGTCACCTGCCGCAGCACGGTCTCATTGGCATGATACCCGCTCTCATCGAGCGCGCGCAGCATGATGAGCCGGCGGTCTTCAGCCTGGATTTGCGCGAGGCTCATCGTTTTCCTGCCTGGTTGAGCTCGTTTTGAATGAGCAGGTTGAGCTGGTGGTTGAACTGGTTGATCGCCGCTTTAAGTCCTGGGAGTTCGCCGAGCAGCGTTGCGTTCTGTGTTGCGAGCATGCCCATTTTGTCCTTCAACTGCTCGGCATCCTGGTTTGTGAACAGACCGGAAATTGTCTTGTCGATCCGCG